TGCCTCGGCAGCCGGGGCGGTCTCGACCGCCGTGGTGGTGGGCTCGGTCACGACCGGCTCCTCCGTTTCGGTGTGGGGGTCGGCGGCCGGGTCGGGCGCCGCGGTGGTGGTTTCGGGGGCGGCGTGCTCGCCGGAGTCCGGGGTTCCCTCGGCCGGGTCTTCGGCTTCGGCCAGCTCGGGACCGTCGGGGGTGCTCTCCAGCCGCTCGGCAGCGGTCTCGCCCATGGAGCCATCGGTGTCCTCCGCGTCGGCGCCGGGGACGTCCATGTCGCCGTCCATGTCCGGGTCGATGGCGGTCAGGCAGGCCACGGCGCCAGCCATCGCGGCCTTGCCGATCAGGTCGAGGTCAGCGGGGTCGACGCAGTAGGAGGAGACGGAGATGTTGATCGGACCGTTGGACAGCGAGATGCAGAAGCTGCCGCGCTCGCGGTCGTCCAGGTAGTGCTCGGCGAGCTGCTCGGTCTCGGTGACGACGCCGATGCGGTCGATGAGCCAGCCCTCGTCGGTGGAGATCTCCACGCCGAAGCGCTTCAGCGCCGACTTGATCCGCTGCTTGATCCGCTTGAGCTGCGGGCCGGTGTAGGGCTTGGCGTTGTCGGCCTGGTGGATGTACGACCAGGCGGCCTTGGCCTGGGCCTTGGTGTCCAGGGCGTAGCGCTTGGCCTTGTCCGGCTGGTAGCCGGGGTCGGCGTACGTCGACGCCTTGGTCTGCGGCGCCGCGGCGGCGCCGGACTTCAGGGGCGCGGCAGCCTCCTGGATCTGCGAGGTCACCAGTGCCTCCTGGACGGATTCGTAGATCAGGGCCCGGCCGTCAGATTCGGCGAGGCGCTTGACGTTGTCGATGACGGCGCCGGCGACGCCGGGCTTCCGTGTGAAGTCCAGACCGTCGAGTTCGAGGTCGTCGGCGGTCTCGACGGGCTGGCCGTCGTGCAGCTCTTGGCGCGGCTGGCCCATCCAGGCGCCGCGGATCGAGGTGTTCCGCAGGAACGGGTCTCCGCCGTCAGTGTCGATCAGGCCGGCGATGGTGTGGCCGTGCGTGGTGTCTGCGATGTCCGCGCTGAAGCGCGCGGAGCCGTCCTCGGCCAACGTCATGCCGGTGAGCCGGCCGACGATGTGGGTGGAGTCGTCCTCGGCCGCGTGGTGGGTGAGCATCGTCATCGGCGCGGAGCCGTCGGCGATGCGGGCCTGGGCCCGGGCAACGGCCTTGGCGATGGCCTCGCGGGTGTAGAGCCGGCCGTTGCGGCTGACGCCGGGGACCAGCGCGGTGCCGGTGATGGTCGCGATGCGCTTAGCCACGGCGGCCTCCTCGCGGGGTCTGGAGGACGGCTCGGGCGTGTGCCTTGGCGATCGCGTCCTTGGCGATGTCGGCGACGGCGGCGCGCACCTGCCGGTCGGAGCGGATCAGCTGGATCAGGAGGTCGCGCAGGCCTTCGTCGTCCGCGTCGGGGTTGGTGTCGGCCAGCGCGGAGGCGGCCCGCACTCGGCGGGGGGTGTGCATGTCAGCTCGACACGCCGATCAGCGCGGTGACGGTCGGTGAGGTGCCGCCGGTCAGGGTGGTGAGGTTCGCGCGGACGTACCGGGCCGGGGTGTTGGACGCGGTCGCCACCGCGGTGCCCGAGGTGTTCGACGTGGCCGACCCCAGGGAGTACCAGTTCGTGCCGTCCAGGGAGCCCTGCAGCTGGACCCCGCAGCCGGACGGGCCGCCGGCGACGGTGACCGCCATGCTGAAGTTCCCGTGGCAGACGCCCAGGTCGTAGGGTGTGCCCCCGCCGGTGGCGGCGGCGGCGGCCAGAGAGCTCAGCGGCAGAAGGCCGGCGCCGACGGACAGCTTGCCGTAGACCGGCGCCGGCGAGGCGCCGACCGCCGTGGCCAGCGAACTGGCGCCCGTGACGGTGGATGCGATCGGGTAGCCGTTGTCGTCGTAGTTGGTGGAGATGCCGTTCTTGGCCATGGCGGCCGCCTTTCGAGGTCAGTGAGGGTGCGGGCCGGGAGGCGGCCGGGCGGTGGGGATCAGCGGCCGTACAGCGAGACGACCGTGCCGGTGAAGGTCGGGGTGGCGGTGCCGCCGACGGTCCAGGAGATGCGGCCGTACTCGGGCAGCACTACCGGCATCAGGCCGGTGCCCGACGGCAGATGCAGGCCGGCCGAGCCCGATGCGGACCCTGCGCCGGTGAGCTGCGGGGTCGCGTGGAGGATCTGGGTGAGCCAGTTCCCGGCGGCGTCCTGCAGGTCCAGGTAGACGTCCAGGGTCGGGTTGGTGCCGGTGGCCGCGGTAACGGAGACTGCCAGCCACAGGGAGTTGACGTACCGCAGGTCGATCGGGGTATTGCCGGAGTTTCCGCTGGCTGCCAGGGTCGTGCCGGGGTTGCTCCGGTTCGACCACAGGAGCTTCGCGGACGGGGTCGAGTGCACGGGTGCTCCAGGGTGTGGCGTGTGGTCAGGCAGCGAAGGCGTCTTGGTACGCGCCGGGGATGTTGATCTCGGCGGTCGGGACGCAGCGGCAGCGGGGGTGCGCGGGCATCGGCGGGAAGTCCTCGACCGGCCAGGGCGAGGCGGCCTCGTTGGCGTCGCACACCGGGCAGACCCTGGTGTCTCCCGCTGTCAGCCAGGAGACGCGGGTCACGCCTTCGGTGCGGTACAGGCTCAGCGCGCCCTGGGCCATGGCGGTGTTCAGGGCCCAGTCGACGACGAAGGAGACGGCCTCGACGGTCGCGCCGTCCAGGATCTCGACAGCGCCGGCGAGCATCTCCTCGTAGGAGGCCCCCGCCTCGGCGGCGTCGGCCAGCGCACGGCCGAGGTCGCCGGTGGCTCGGTCGAGCATCTTGCCGAGCCAGCCGTCCGCTTCCCCCCACAGGTCTTCGAGGTTCGCGAGCTGCTCGTAGGCGTGGGTGAACGCGATGTCGAAGTCCAGGCCGACGATGCCGAGGCGCTCGGCGGCTTGGGCGACGGCGCCGACGACGCCTTCGGCGCGCCCGACGGCGACGGCGTTGCGTAGCGCCGTGCGGATCTTGGCCCAGGCATCGCCGTACGGCAGCATCCCGAGCAGGATCTTCACGCTCCGGACCGCGCGCGCCCAGATGCCCTGGTCGCGGCCTTCGGCGATGCCGTCGGTCAGGCTCTTGCGGAAGTCGCGGACCATGTCGGCGATGGCCTGGCGGGTGAAGCCGCCGCGCCACGCGTCGGCCACGAGCTCCGTCTGCTCGGCGGCGAGCTGGTCCCGCCGGTCGAAGATTAGGGCCCAGGTGCCTTCCAGGGAGCCGAGCTTGAGCGTGACCTCGAGGATCTGTGGCTCGTCGGCGTGCTCGCAGGCCAGCGCGACCGCGGCGCGGCAGCCGGCCCGGGTGCGGGCGTTGATCGGGCCGCCGGAGCGTGCGAGGCCGGCGGCGTAGGCGTGGCGGGCGTACGGCGCGATTGGATGCACCGCAGCCCCCCGTCAGCCGATGATCTTCGGGATGAGGGCTTGGACATCCTGGGCCCGCAGCGGGTGTCCCGGGCCGTTTTCGGGTTCCTCGGCGACGTCGGGATTCCCGTCGTCGTCGTCGCCGTCGGTGTCGGCCGGGTCGGTCACGCGGCTTCCTCAGGGTCGTCGTCGGGCAGGCTGATCAGGGCCTCGCGCAGGCGGCGGCGGTACCGCTTCGCCCAGCTTTCTTTGGTCTCTGGGTTTTCATCAGAGCCCGGATCGTCCTCCCCGTCGCGTGGTGGCCCGGCTTCGGCGTCGGCGCCGGACTTCGGGGCTGGCGTGGGGGCCGGGGTCTTGCTGGCGACCGTGGCCGTGCTCATGGCCTTCATGTCGGACCACAGGACGACGTTCTGGCGGTCGACGAGGATGGGTTCGTTGCCGCCGTCGACCGGCGGTTCGCCGATCTCGGTCCGGTACCGGTTGAGGGTCCAGGAGCCGTTGCGCAGGCGGGTGTCGCGGATGTCCTCGATCGTCTTGGAGTCACGGAGGTCGACCTCGCCGAATTTGAGGCACCAGTCGGTGATGCCGAAGCCGACGCGCACGATGTGGTAGTTGATCTTCTCCAGGACCAGCTGAGCGATCGGGTCGCAGGTGTTGACGTGGAAGGTCTTCATCTGGGACTCGCCGGTACCCGAGCCGAGGTGCCCGGACTCGATCACGCTGGCCATCGCCGGCGGGACGCCGAGCGCGGCGAGGATCTCGTCACGCTTCTGGTCCAGCCAGGTCTCGACGTCCGTGATGCGGCCGGGCTGGAGCTCGGTGACCCGGCCGCCGTTCTTCGTCGGGATCGGCGCGCCGATGTTCCGCGCGCCGATGTTCCGCTGCGAGTACCGGGCCATCCAGCGGTTGATCTCCGCGGTCGGCATGCCGGCCGGGAAGTCGACGTGGACGGTCGGCGGCAGTCCCTTGCGGAACATCTCCTTGCCGGTCGCGGCGGCGAACAGCCAGGCGGTGATGGGCACTTGGGCGGCGAGCAGCGGTGACACTCCGAAGACGCCGCTCCGCGGGGCGTCCATCGAAATGTGGATCACCTCGCGCGGCTTGAACGTCGCGCGCTGCCCGAAGTCGGTGATCTGGACGTAGCCGGTGATCGTGCCGTGCTCGTCGGCCTTGGGGTACATCGTCGGGGCGTCGAGGGAGTACAGCGAGACCGGGAGGTTGCCGACCCAGACGACCTCGATGTAGGCGTCGCCGAAAACCATCAGGTCGGTGATGACGCCGCGCATCAGCTGCCGGATGTCCTCGCGTTCGTTGGTGAACGCCAGGAGCCGCTCCAGCGCGAGGACCTGGGCCGGCTTGTCGGGGATCTCCTGGTCGCCCTCGCCGGTATCGCCGTTCCAGTCGGTGACCAGGCCGCCGGCGGTGATGGTGCGGGCAACCGCGTTGACGCCGGAAAAGGCCCAGGGGCAGGAGATGTAGCTGTCGTACAGTTCCGTCAGGACCGACTTGCGGTCGGACTGGGTGGAGGCGCCGACCGCCTGGTTGTACTCGGAGATGCCGCCGGGCGGGATGCCGTACTCGAAGCCGGACCGCTCGGGGGTCTTCGGCGCCAGGCCGGCGGCCGGCGCGGCCTCGGTGACGTCGTAGCGGGACCGCCACGGGCGCATCCAGGAGGGCAGTGCCACCGGCCCTCCTCGGGGTTCAGGTCAGGACCAGGGCGAGTCGGTGGTAACGGCGCCGGGCCGGGCGGTGGGGGTGTCGTCGTCGAACCAGTTGCCGTGGTCGGGCGGCGTGGGGACGGCGAAATGGCCGAGGAGGGTGTATGAGGTGTGGCCGAGTGGTTCTTCCGGCGGGGCGTCGAGGATCGGGAACTCCGGGCCTCCGCCGATGCCCATCAGGAGGTAGCGGGCGGCGTCGTACCAGTGGTCGGGGGCGTCGGTGTTGACGTCCTCGGGCCGTTTCGGGTCGCGTGGGAGGTCGGCCATGGTGGTCAGGAGCTTGGGGCAGGCTCCGTCGACGACGTGCAGCATCGGGCATGTCGCCCAGCCCATGGCGCGGTGGTGTGCGCAGGCCGGCGCTTCCTGCAGGTAGGTGTGCAGGCGGGCCTTGCCGCCGAGGCGGTCGTTGTCGCCGCGGCTCAGCGCGAGGCCTTCGGTGGCCATCTTGTCGGCGGGCGGCAGCGAGGATCCGGTCTTGCCCCACATCGCGGGGTCCGCGGACACCAGCGCGATCCTCAGGCCGCGGTTGGCTTCCAGGATCTGCCGGGCCTGCTCGACCTCGGGGGTCTGGACCATGGTGATCTCGCGGTAGAACCACATGCGGCCGTCGGCGTCGCGTGCGGCGGCGAGGTAGACGGCCGGGGCGGCCCAGCCGTAGTCCATGCCGCCGTAGCGGATCCACTCGTCGGGGACGGTGAAGGGCGGGACCGTGATGCGGTCGCGCTTCCAGTCGGGGAAGGCGGCGTCGGGCATGGCCGACCAGTCTCCGTCCCTGATCCGGGCCCGCAGGTCGGGGTCTGCGATGCCGGCGAGGGTCTTGGAGTAGTCGCCGACGTGGGGGTTGTCGGTCGCCTTGGCCGGGATGAAGATCCGGCGGCGTCCGGCCTCGTCGATGATCTCCTTGTTGCCGTAGTCGGTGGCGTCGACGTAGTTGGCCTTCACGACGCCGTGGCCGACGTGTCCGGGGTTGGATGCGGACCGTGCTCCCAGGCACGGCACCGTGGCGACGCCGGACCGAATGCGGGTGTAGAGGAAGTCAACGACGTCCGGCGGCATGGTGGTTCGCTCGTCCAAGATCAGCATGTTGATCTCGGCGGAGGACAGCGACGACGCTTCCTGCAGGTTCTTGGCGTGGCCGAAGGTGAGGACGCTGTTCCCGAGCGCGCTGCGGAACCGGAGCTCGTACTTCGAGCCGTCCCAGCGGCCACCGATCCGGCGGGCGTAGCCGTACCGGGCCAGGGTGCGCAGGACGGACTGGTTGAGCTCGGGGAAGGAGCGCCGGAACCAGAAGATTTGGATGCCCGGGTACCGGATGCAGGTCCGCAGTGCGAGCGCCAGCAGGGACCAGCTCTTTCCGCCGCCGCCGGCGCCGCCGTACAGGACGTCAAGGTCCTCATCCGGCAG